GCTGGGGCGCTTCGCAAACGCCTTACATCGGGCTTTGGCAAGTGAAGGGCGCCTTCGATCACTGGTTCATGCACAACGCCCAGGAGGATTTGAATCCCGGCTATCTTTCCCGCATGCGTTCGCGGGCGAAGAAAGACTGGGGGCAGGATTGGTATTGGACACCGGGCGAGGCGACGCCGGACCGGGCGCCTGACTTTTCCAAGGCGATAGGAGGCTGACATGCGACAGGATCAAATAGACAGGCTGCAAGACTTGGCCGAGCAGATCGGCGAAGTATTCCTCGAAGAAGCCGACCCGCAAAACTGGAACGGCGCCGGCCTTCCGCTATCTGGCATGGACAAAGACACCCGAGGTGGCAGGTATTGGGACAAGAAGAACGCCATCCAGACCGGGACGCTGCTTGCCCGCGTGCTTGATCTTCGAGACCGCGACAAAGGCCAAGCAGGAGGCGGGGCAGTCACGCCAGGCGAGGATGCCGAGCAGGAAATCAACCGCTTCGAGAAGCAAGCCAAGGACATGGTAAATGCGGTTATCGCCAGAGCAACAAGCAAGGGCTGAGTCGTTTCTGGCTTTCTTCCTGTGCTGGGCGGATCGCATGGGGTGGAAGGTTCCCGACATTCATATTCGGGTGTGCATCTGGCTTGCCGTAAAAGGCCCGGTTGCCGTGCTGCGCTGCTTCCGAGGCTTTGGCAAATCCACCGTGCTGGCGGTCTATAACGCATGGCGCTACAAGGAAAATCCGGCGCTTCGAATTCTGCACCAGGGCGACCAGGACGGCACCGCCTACAAGACCAGCCGGGACACCAAGCGGGTTTTAACAAAGCACCCGATGACGCGCCATCTTGTCATTCGTGGCGAGTCTGCTTTTTGGTGGGTGCCGGGCAATGACGACGAGCGAAACCCGAGCATGCAGGCAGCCGGGATCATGTCGAACATCACCTCGTCACGCGCCGACGAGGTGCAGAACGATGACGTCGAGGTGCCGCGCAACATCCGCACACCAGAGGCCCGCGAGACGCTTCGCTATCGACTGGGCGAGCAGACGCACATTCTCGTGCCGGGCGGGACGAAGCTCTACGTCGGAACGCCGCACACGCATGATTCACTTTACGACGAAATGGAAAAGATCGGCGCCGACTGCATGACGATACGAATGTTTGACCTTGAGTTTCGGATAGACCAGGCCTCCGCTTCTTTCTATGCCGTACCGTTCAAGCCGGTGTTCGTGTTTTCTGGCATCGGCAAGAATGCGCGCCTGCTGGCTGACACGGTTGATTACCGATGGACCGGCAAAGGAATCGAATTCTCGACACCGCCAAATGCGCTGATCGACTGCTACTCTGCAAGCGCCTGGCCAGAGCGATTCACCCGCGAAGAAATGGAAAAGCGCCGCCGCGAGACGCGGACGATCAACGAATGGGATTCGCAGTATCAGCTCCACTCGAAGCCGATTGCGCAGATTCGCCTGGACCCGGCGCGGATCATCCCCTACGACGTGGAGCCGGCTGTTCGCTACGCCAACAAAACGGCCAGCATGTACCTCGGCAGCGTCAAGATTGCCGGCATGGCTGCGCGCTGGGATCCATCATCTGGCAAGATTCGCAGCGACGTTTCGGCACTAGCGCTTGTGCTACAGGACGAGCAGGGCCGGCGCTACTTGCACCGCACCGTTCCGCTGGTTGGCGAAGTGGCCGAATTCACTGAGGACGGAAAGCGCATCATCGGCGGCCAGGTATGGCAGATTTGCGACCTTGTTGAGCAGTTCAACATTCCCCGCGTGACCGTCGAAACAAACGGGATAGGTGGATTCGCTCCGGCTGTTCTGAAGGCCGCGCTCAAGCAGCGCAAGCTGATTTGCGGGGTGACTGAAGAGCATTCGGTGGAGAACAAGAACAAGCGAATCCTGGAAGCCTACGAGGGGCCGATGTCGTCCGGCATGCTTTGGGGGCACGTCTCCGTTTTGGATGGCGAGTTCTGGGACCAGATGAAGGACTTCAACCCGGAAACGCAGAATCAGGCCGACGACTTGATCGACTCAGGCGCCGGCGCAATAACGGACACACCGGAGCGCATCAACGTTCGCGTGATCGAGGCTGACCGCGCCCCGCAGCGGCACGAATGGCGGGCCAACTCAGGCGTTCACGAGGTGGAGTTCGAACGGTAGTCGGGAAACCGACCGGGGTTAAAAGTCACACTGGCGCGAATTCCAGTGCGCGAGAACCCCATGACCGTATCCGTCCAAACTACTTTCACGGCTTCGGTGGCCTCGGGCGCCACCACAGTCTTTCCCTACGGCTTCAAAATTGCACACGCCGATGATTTGACGGTGACCGTCGATGGCGTCGAGCAGGCGACCGGGTTCTCGGTGACAAACGTCGGTGACGCATCTGGCGGTGATGTCGTTTTCGACGTTTCGCCAACAGCCGGCGCGAAGGTGGTCCGCTACCTGAATCCGATTCTCAAGCGCGAAACCGACTATCAGCAGTTCGGCGACTGGATGGCGCTGGTCATCAATCTCGACTTTGACCGGCTATGGCTGGCCATGCAGATGCTGGCGCAAAATACCATCCGCTCCCTCAAGCTTCCGGTCGACACGGCCGTCAATCAGGAAATCACCGAGGACGCAGCAACGCGGGCGAACAAGGGTTTCAAGTTCGACGGGGCCGGCAATCTGATCCTGAGCGACTACGACCCGGACGCAGCGCAAACGGCGGGCGCTGCTGCATTGGCGGCGGCAGTTGAGGCCGAGGCATCCGCTGCCCTGGCCGCTGCCAGTGCGGCATCGATCCCGAGCATGACGGGCGGCGCCGATACGGTTCTGGTCATCAACCCGACGAACAACGGGTGGTTGTACAAGACGGCCACCCAGATGCGCACCTTCTTGGGGCTTGGCACTGCGGCGCAATCAAATGCTGGCGACTTCCAGGCTGCCGACGCAGACATCCCAACGGTTGCAGCTTCGCAGGTTGAAATGGAAACCGGCATCGAGGCTGCGCTGCGCTCGATGTCGCCGCTTCGTGTCGCTCAAGCCATTGCGGCAAAGTCTCTGGGGATTGGTCAAACGTGGCAGGACGTTCTCGGCAGCCGAACGAGCGGGACGACATACACCAATTCAACCGGCAAGCCGATCATGGTCTGCGTTAGCGGAACCACGGCAGCAGCAGCAGCCGGGGGCATTTCGGCAACAGTGGACGGTGTTGTCGTTGTGACAAGTACCGTCTATGGCCCCGGCGCCAGCTACCAGCCGTCGGTGACTTTCGTCGTTCCGAACGGCGCCACCTACTCGGCAACCTACTCCGGCAGCGGATCGATAACAACTTGGGCGGAGCTTCGCTGATGAAATACTTCAAAAAGAATGGGGCGGTGTTCGCCTTCGAGGCAGACGGTTCGCAGGATGAACTGATCACCGAGGACTTTGTGGCGATGACTGCCGAAGAGGTTGCGGCGCATACCAATCCGCCGGCTGGAATCCCGCAGTCGATCACGGCGCTGCAAGGGCTTCTTGCCATCGATCAGGCCGGACTATCTGCTGCCTATGATGCATGGGCAAGCGACCCAGGGCGCACATTCGCGCAGCGCGCGTTTCTCAGCAAGGCGCAGACGTGGAAGCGCGATGATCCGACATTGATTGCCGCCGCCACTGCCTTGGGACTGACATCCGCGCAAGTGGATTCGATGTTCGTTGCCGCTTCGTTGCTATGACCCAATATTTAATAAATTATATTCTTTGCCCCTTCCTGTTTGTCTGGGGGGTTGTTGGTGCGGTTGCCTTTGCAACTCAGGGAGCCGTCGCTCTGGTGTGGGTCTCCCGCTTCCCGCTCTGGCTTCTTGTCATCCTGGCCCGCTATCCGCTGGCTTTTCTGGCCGTTGCCTGGCGAGACGGTCTGCAGCTTTCGCCGCTGTTCTGGTGGCTTGATACAATCGACAACGATCTGACCGGGGACGAAGGGTGGAAGGCAGAGCACCTTTCCGGATCAGACCCCGCCAGTTACTGGAATATGGTTCGATGGATCTGGCGCAATGGCGGCAACGCTTTCAATTACTGGACTCTCGGTGTTTCTGCTGCAAGTAGGCCGGATTGGGCGTTCTGGTCGAAGAAGGCCATCCCTCTAATTGCCGGCCGCTTCCTCGATCTTCGCATCGGCTGGACAGGCTACGAACTACAAGGCCGCTGTAAGTACGTTTTCACAATCAGGATCAAAACCAAACCATGAACGACGCCCAACTTCTGACGCTTGCCGCCTCTCTCGTCGCTGCCTTGTTCGGCCTGCTCGTTACCTTGATTGGCTGGCTCGGGAATAAGTTCTACACGAAGCTCGACGAGATAAGCAAAAACCTCGTCGATATGGCTGGCGAACTCCATGAGCGGATCAACGGTCTTGATCGCCGCGTGACCAAGGTCGAAACGCCATGCTAGGAGCGCCGACATGGGTAAGTTCCTGGCTGAATTGCATGTGGTCCCTGTTGATGATTCTGAAGGCGGTCGATCTGTTTGGCAGCTCGAGTATCCGCTTGTTTATGAGTCGGACACGCTCGGAACTTCCGTATCTGTTCCGGATGGATTCCTGACTGACTTTGCATCCGTTCCGCGCCTTCCGATCGTCTATCTGTTCATGAACGATGTCGGGCAGAAGGCGGCAGTAATTCATGACTACCTTTATCGGAATGGGCTATTCACGAGAAAGCTATCAGATCAGACGCTACGTGAGGCGCTCAAGGATATTGGCGTCAGCGCATGGCGTCGTAACCTGATGTATGCAGCGGTTCGCGTTGGCGGGTTTGCTAGCTACCGGGGCCAGTCATGAGCCTCGTCGCTGCCCAGGCTGAGTTTCTTCTGCGCGTCTGTGACCTGGTGAATTACGCGACCAGCAATGGTTTCGTGGTCACTGGCGGCGAATTGTGGCGCACTCCTGAGCAGCAGTTGATTTACTTCAACTCTGGCAAGAGCAAGACCATGAAATCTTCGCACCTGAACCGCCTGGCTATCGACTTGAACTTCTTCAAGGATGGCAAGCTGGTCAGTGACCGCGCAGTGATCCGTCCGCTCGGAATCTTGTGGGAATCGTTCGGCGAAAAGTATCGCTGGGGCGGTAGCTGGCGAGGTCAGGTTGAATCCGGCGCATCAAAGTTTATCGACTGTCCGCACTTCGAGAGGCAAGCATGACTATTAGATTCTTCTTCTACGCCTTCATGCTGACCATCGCTGCGCTGCTGCTCGGCAATGCATACGGTCAGACGCTCAGTGATCCTCGATTCTGCGGCGTTCCTGTGCGCGATTCGAACGGTGACATTGTGCGAAGCGCCAAAGTATTGCGCGACTTCCAGAAAATTCATCCATGCCCATCTACCGGATTGCAGACTGGCGCATGTCCGGGCTGGGCAAAGGATCACGTGGTTCCGCTTTCGTGCGGAGGCTGCGACCATATCGGAAACCTGCAATGGTTGCCTGACGATCAGAAGTCAGTCGCAGGCGCTCATGCTAAAGACCGATTCGAGCGGAAGATTTATTACCCGCTTGTGCCGATTGAAGGAACTGAGGCTTGTTCGTTCGAGGTGGTCAAGTGAAAGCGCAAGTGGTCGATTTCGCACAGTGGAAGGCGGCGCATCCGCCGATTCTGATCTGCTGGCAGCATGGCCTGGCTTGTGCGCTGGCGTGGCAAGAATTGTGGCTCAAGGTTTTGTTCAGGCGCGGCATCGGCGGGACTGGCTAGTCTGCTTTGAGCTTGCTG